ACTTTATCCTTCTTTCTTTCTCGGCACTAAACTTATTAGGATTTTCATCCCTAAATTTTTGCATAATCTCACCTTGCATATCATACCACTTTTCTTTACCAAATTTTTCTTCATTTTCAAACCACTCTGGGGAGCCTACAGAATATTTCGCCCAATACATTCTTGATAAATATTTTTGATTATTTATTGCTGGCATAACTCCGTGTAAGTATATGGAGTTTTCAGACATTAAAAGATCTGGGTGTCCTGATGGGAAAACAAGAATATCCCCTGCTTCTGGCTTGTACATATAGGCCTCTCCATTTGCAATAAAGTCTATTTCTCCACCGTCGTAGTCATCATTAAAGTATGTTAAACATGTTATGGCAAACTTATGACCTGGACTCACTATTGGCTCTCTGATATAGTCAGTATGATACGTCATTGCTACTGGATCAGTAATATCTGCTCTGTATCTTGCTATTGATGGTCCAGCAAAAACCCACTCTTTAATTAGATATCCACTTTGATCTTTAACATTTGGGACAATTTTTTTTTCATCAAAATCAACATTGTTTTTTTCAATATAGTCTTTTGTTGCAATATAAAAATTATTTAGTATTTCTAAAAGAATATCTTTGTGTTGTTTTTCTTTTTCTGTTTTTGCATCTATTGACTCAAAATCTTTTCCCGTAAAGGTTAGATATATATATTGTCCAAAATCTGACCATTTTGACCAAACGCTAAATAATCCTTCGGAACCATCTGACTCTTTTAGAGCCCTATAAATAGAATCAATGTCCTTGTAAAGTTTTTTATAAACAAATACCTTTGGATATATTTCTACAACATTCATTTGTTATTCCTAATTCCGTTATCTGGATCCCAGGCTCTTATTGACTCATCGTTAGGAAAAATTCTATGGTATTTTTTATTAAAGTCTGGTTTTTCTTCTCCAGTGTGTTCTAAAATTTCCCAAAAGAACGGGCAAGTATATCTAGTTCCATTTTTAATTTTTGTTACGCCATGAACATAATTCATATCCCCTGGAAAAAAATATGCCGAACCTCTTTTTGGTTTAAACTGTATTTCCTGATTAGGAAAATACAACTCGCCGCCCTCGTAATCGTGATTAATATAAAACAAACTTGCTATATCATAATAGGGAAAGTCATTTGGCGTTCCTGCATCAGGGCCAGAATGAAGTTCTTTGTCCGCATGAGGTAACTGAAATTGCCCTGGATTCCATTTGACTATTGTTTGCCCAGTTGGTCTTATTTTTACTTTAAAAAAGTTTTCAATAATTGGCTGCAGTCTATCATACAAATTTATTATCTTAGGAACAATTTCTGAATTATTTTTATTTAAAGACGGAGTAGTGCAAACCCTATCTTTCCAGTAATCCGCATCGTAGGTTACGGTTCCATTCTCATTTTTATGACTTTCGGTTACGTCCCAAATCGTTATACTTCTTGCTGCCTTATCTAAAAAGTTCACTTCCTGTTCAGTCATAAAGTTTTCTAATTCAACAATGTTTTCTGATCCGTAACCAAAAAAACCCGATGGAGTCATTGAAGGCTTTCTAATAGCCAAAGAAATTTTATCTATGTCCGTCATTGGTTATCGTTATTCTTTGTATTGTCTACAACGTGAAGTCTCAAAACTCTTACCTCGTGCTGACCCAGTGGCTCGTTTTTCTCGTTTACCGCATCTTTATACCAATCGGTGAATTTTCCAGATGAATTAATTTTTTGTGCTGCGGCACCGTAATTGCTATTTTCTTTATGTCTTAAATTTTGTGGATCCGAATATCCCACAATGTTAATTGATGTATTGTTTAAGCTTGTTAACGATATGGGGATTATGGTGGCGATTGGGGTTCCCGCTTTTATTGTGGTCTCAACATTTGCCCTTTTTGCTTTTATAGCTAGCGGTAGTGGATTATCGTAAAAGGACGTACTAATTAGGTTTGACATTGTTTCAAAATCATCACTGAAACAATTAACAGGATTAATTGTCCAAAGACTTACTTCTTTATCAGTTCTAAAAACTAGTCCAGTATTCAAACTTATTGATGACTGCCCCCTACCCGCATAGCTTCCAAGTGGACTTGTAATTTTTATATGTTTATCTGTTTGATCATTAATCCCATCCCAGAAAAAAACTATATCTTTTACACAGGACAAACTCCAACCAATTACGTTTGCTTGGGTGACTGGAAAGCATCTGTATGCGTGCCTCTCCGATGTTTCGTCCATCCAATCTCGCTTCATCGACATCTGCTCTATATTGAAAATTGAGTCTAAAGTTTTTTCGACTATTATATTAAACATCATTCTTTATTTCCAGCAAAAGCATCTCGGTGACCAAGCTTATTGATATCGGTCATCACAACAACAGAGTACTTGTTACCCTGCTTAATCGGCAATGATGCGTGTTCGTAAATATAGTTAGACGGAAATATTGCAATGTCTCCGATCTTTGGTTTATGAGTATAATTATCTAATCTCGGGAATTGTATTTCTCCGCCCTCATAGTCTTCGTTTATGTATATCACCGCAGATACTGTGCAATTATAGGCTGGACCGTGGTCGGCATGTATTCTAAAATGTTTTCCTTCACCTTCGTATTTAACAAAGTTAAACGCTTCATAATACACAACACCAATACCCCAATATGCTGCATAATCATCGATGCAGAATTTCAACTTATTGTAGATCGTATTATGAAGATCCAGCAGGGATGAATTAGAATCATTTCTTGGTCCAAGATTTTCTGGCTTATATTTAAAATCTACACAATCTCTGGCTTTTTTAATCGGCTCTACTGAATTTGTAACAGTTGCTTCAGACCATTTATATACTTTGCCATTTGTCAAATTATTTTCTAGAATTTCTATGTATTTTTCTGCGTCATTTTTTGAAAAAACATTATGATAAATATTTAATCCCAATCCTGGATTGGAAATTACTATACCATCACCAATTCCTCTTTTTGGCATCCTGTTCGATGCTGTTTCTGACCTGTCTTTTTTGAACCAAATTTCGGAACTATCTTGATATTGAGACATTTTGTCCTCATTTTAAATAATGACTATTTGTAGGATCTTTTTTCCCAAACTTTATTCTTATAGACTCCGCCACCAGCAACACGATATTTTTGGCTGTTCTGTATATTTTTATCATAGATCTTGTGCGGATTTTCAATGACTATTTCAGACTCCCAATTCTCTCTTTTAAAGGGAAAAAGCTGCAAATACGGAGTGCCTGCTGGCAATGTTCCCGTCCATCCCTTGAAAACAAAGAACGGAACCTGACCAAGCAGGTTGACCTTATCGTTATCTATGATCCCGGTAGTGTTGAAGAATGGCAACTCAAACCTATTCATTGGCTGTGTATACAAAGCACTATAACCCGTAGGCACGATGACACCCCAATCAACCCACCAGGCAAAATGATGCTTATCGTATCCCATTGGAGTGGCGAAATCTGCCATCTCTGCTCTTTCTGAAATAAAATCTTGACTATTTTTATCCAGCGCTTTAGCACTTATTCTTCCATTGTTCTCAAAAAATTCGATGTCACAAGGAGTTCTCAAAGCATAGCCGCTTGACATTGCGTCAAGCAAGGGAGCACAAGCTTTCCAGCTGGGAATTTTTTGACCATCTTCTGGATTCAACCAAGGCTCATTCGTCATCTTATTCATTACGTAAACGCTTGCCTCCTTGTACCAGGTTGGCAGGGTTCTGCCAATTGGCTTTGGGCAGGAAGGACTTTCTTTCGTGAGATGATATCTATTTGATATAAAATGTATTTTATTGGTTTCTTGTTTTGTTAGATCTAGCTCATTAGATTCCATGTCAATTTTCCTTAAAATTTTTTACTTTGATTGATTGTATTGATAGTTGCTAGGAACAATATGCTGTTTATGAAAATCGTCATTATAGTCAAACATTGTTACGGCTGAATATTTCGTTCCACTGATGACTGGTAGGGCAGCATGTGCATATATGTAAGCTGATGGAAAGACAATTACATCTCCACAAACTGGCTTGTGTTTTAGGTCGAGAGTATAAAAGCTCAGTTCCCCTCCTTCGTAATCGTCATTCAAATAAGCTATGGAAGATACTGTGCAAACATACGAAAATCCGTGATCGGCATGGAAATAAAAATGTTGATTTTTTTGGTATTTAACAAAATTTATTGACTCCATATAATTCATGGTTATATTATATGGTCCACAATATTCAGT